CCACTCGAACACTTCAAAGGCCCGCGGGCTTGGCAGCGCCGGGCGCTCAGAAGGATCGCTGATCACATCAAACAAAACCGCGGGAAAGTGGACATGGATGCGCTACGGCGTGCTGTGTCGTCTGGCCGTGGTATTGGTAAATCAGCACTGGTGTCCTGGCTGATCTTGTGGATGCTCAGAACCAGGATAGGCAGCTCTGTCATCGTATCGGCTAACAGCGAGAACCAGCTGCGCACGGTGACCTGGGGTGAGCTGACTAAGTGGGCCACCATGGCGATCAACTCACACTGGTGGGAGCCGTCGGCCACCAAGCTCGTGCCTGCCCAGTGGCTCACCGAACTGGTCGAGCGTGACCTTAAGAAAGGCACCCGTTACTGGGCCGCTGAGGGCAAGCTGTGGTCTGAAGAGAACCCAGACAGTTATGCCGGTGTCCACAACCACGACGGGATGATGGTGATCTTTGACGAGGCCAGTGGTATTCCGGACGCGATCTGGTCAGTTGCCGGGGGCTTCTTTACCGAGAAGATCCTAGACAGGTACTGGTTCGCGTTCAGTAACCCACGGCGAAACAGCGGGTACTTCTTCGAGTGCTTCAACGCCAAACGGGACTTCTGGGACACCGAGATCATCGATGCCCGCACAGTCGAGGGTACAGACAAAGCCGTCTACGACCAGATCATCGCCGAGTACGGCGAAGACTCGATCCAAGCCCGCGTCGAGGTCTACGGCGAGTTCCCAGCAGCCGGCGAAGACCAGTTCATCTCGCCCGTTGTGGTCGAGGATGCGTTCAAACGAGTGCCCTATAAAGACCTGACCGCACCCATCGTGATCGGCGTTGACCCAGCCCGCGGAGGCATGGACTCAACTGTCATCGTGGTGCGCCAAGGCCGTGACCTTGTGGCCATCAAGCGCTACAAGGGCGAGGACACCATGAGCGTCGTGGGCCACGTGATCGAGGCGATCGAAGAGTACAAACCCACCCTGACCGTCATCGACGAGGGCGGGCTTGGCTACGGGATACTTGACAGGCTCACAGAACAGCGGTACAAAGTGCGCGGGGTTAACTTTGGCTGGAAAGCCAAGAACCCGATCATGTGGGGCAACAAAAGAGCCGAGATGTGGGGTACGATGCGCGACTGGCTCAGGTCAGCCGCGATACCAACAGACAGACAGCTCAAAGCCGACCTGATCGGGCCAACGAAAAAGCCTAACTCCGCAGGCACTATCTTTTTAGAGGGTAAAAAGGAAATGAAAGCACGGGGACTTGCCTCACCAGACGCAGCAGATGCACTGGCCGTGACCTTCGCGTTTCCTGTAGCCCACCGTGAGTCGCGTGAACCCACGCAGCGGCGCACATATTCCGACCGAAGCGTGGTTGCAACCTCATGGATGGGTAGCTGATGAAAGCCCTGCAAGACTGTATTATTATCGAGCGCGATGTCGAGAAGCACGAGATGTTCGTGTTGCCACCAGGCGAGAAACTAGGCACTGGCATCGCAATCGCAATTGGGCCAAAATGCTTGGACATAAAGGTCGGGGATCACGTATACTTCGATGTAGGGCAAGAATTTAAGTATGAGAACACCGATTACGTTGTCATGCGTGAGCCTCACATTTTAGGGGTTTTGGAATGACTGAACTAATTGCCCGTGCAGATGCGCAAGCAAAAGGATTTCCAAGGTATTACACTGGAATTGCTTGTAAGCACGGTCATTTAGCTGAACGCTACACCGCCAATAAAACTTGTTGCGAATGCGCAAACGCCATCGCCAACAAGACAAAATCCAAAGACCGCGCTAAATATAGCGCTCAAGCCGTTAAATGGGGTAAACAAAACCCAGAAAAACGCGCGCAATATCAACGCACTCAAAACACAAAACACCCCGGCAAACGCAATTTGTGGACGATGAACTATCGAACGGCAAAAGCTACAAGAATGCCGAAATGGTTAAATGAAGGCCATTTGTTTGAGATGGAAAGCGTTTACACTTACTGCTCCGCTTTGCGTAAAATAGGGCTTGATTACCACGTGGATCATGTTGTACCATTGCGCGGCAAGTCCATATCAGGTCTTCATGTGCCTTGGAATCTGCAAGTTTTACCGGGGCGTGAAAACATGAGCAAAGGAAATACCTTCAATGACTGATCCTACAGGCATCGTTGCTGCGGCCAATGTAGCGGCTGGCGGCAAACCAAAAAACAGCGCGTCGGACATTCTGACGGTGGCACGCGCCCGTTTGGATATGGCGGTTTCATGTTACGCCGAAAGCCGCGAAGATGAGATAGATGACCTTCGTTTTTATGCTGGAAGTCCGGACAATTCGTGGCAATGGCCCGCTGACGTGCTGGCCACCCGAGGCGCGGTGCAGGGTCAAACGATCAACGCACGCCCAACACTCACAATCAACAAACTGCCCCAGCACGTGCGTCAAGTGACGAACGACATGCGTCAGAACCGCCCAGGCGCCAAGGTCATCCCAGTGGACGACAACGCCGACGTGCAAGTGGCTGAGATTTTCAACGGCATGATTCGCCACATTGAGTACATCAGTGACGCGGACGTGGCCTACGACACAGCGTGTGAGAACCAAGTCGCCTACGGCGAGGGTTACATCACCCTGATGACCGAGTATTGCGAGCCTAACACCTTCGATCAGGACATCAAGATCGGCCGTGTGCGCAACAGTTTCAGTGTTTACATGGATCCTTTGATCCAAGACCCCACTGGCGCGGACGCCAAGTGGTGTTTTATCACCGAAGACCTGACAAAAGCAGAATACGAGCGTCAATATCCCGACGCAGCGCCTATTTCGACCCTCCAGTCGCTTGGCGTGGGCGATCAATCGATCAGCAACTGGCTCAATGAGGACACAGTCCGCATCGCTGGCTACTACTACATCGACTACGAAAAAGCCAAGCTGAATTTGTACCCAGGCGGTCAAACTGCCTTTGAAGGTACCGCTGAAGACAAGCAAATGAAGCTGGTTTACGGCAAACCTAAGCGCACGCGTGAGTCAGTCAACCCCAAAGTGCGCTATTGCAAGATCAACGGCTACGAAATTCTTGAAGAAAAAGAGTGGGCAGGCAAGTGGATCCCCGTGATCCGCGTGGTTGGCAATGAATTTGAAGTTGACGGTCGTTTGTACGTGTCGGGCCTTGTGCGCAACGCCAAAGATGCCCAGCGCATGTACAACTATTGGGTGTCACAAGAGGCTGAAATGCTGGCTTTGGCGCCTAAAGCACCGTTTATTGGCTACGGCGGCCAGTTTGAGGGCTACGAAGACAAGTGGAAGACGGCAAACACGAACAATTGGCCCTATTTGGAGGTCAATCCGGACGTTACAGACGGTCAAGGCGCGGTGTTGCCACTACCCCAGCGGGCGCAGCCTCCAATGGCTTCCACGGGCTTGTTGCAAGCCAAAGCTGGCGCTTCTGAGGACATCAAGGCCACAACGGGTCAATATGACGCATCTTTGGGTCAAGGCGGCAACGAGCGTAGCGGAAAAGCCATTTTGGCCCGCCAGCGCGAAGGTGATGTCGGCACGTACCACTACGGTGACAACCTCACCCGCGCCGTTCGTCACGTGGCGCGCCAGCTGGTTGACCTGATTCCTAAGATTTACGACACACAACGTATCGCCCGCATCATTGGTGAAGATGGCGAGACGAAAATGGTCAAGATTAACCCCGAACAAGAGCAGCCCGTCAAGCAAATCGTTGATGAGCAGGGCATTGTGATCGAGAAGATCTACAACCCCGGCGTCGGCAAGTACGACGTGGTGGCTACCACTGGCCCAGGCTACGCTACCAAGCGCCAAGAGGCCTTGGAAGCCATGGCTCAGTTGCTTCAGGGCAACCCACAACTGTGGCAAGTGGCTGGCGACTTGTTTGTCAAGAACATGGACTGGCCTGGTGCTCAGGAAATGTCCAAACGTTTTGCCAAAACCATTGATCCCAAGATCATGGAAGACAACGACAAGTCACCCGAGTTGCAAGCGGCAGAGCAGCAGATTCAGGCTATGGGCGCAGAGATGGAGAACATGCACAAGATGCTCCAGAACGTGCAGAACTCCATGGAAGCACGCGACTTGGACATCAAGTCCTTCGAAGCCGAGGTCAAGGCTTATCAGGCCGAGACACAGCGCATCAGCGCCGTGCAAGCCGGTATGAGCGAAGAACAGATTCAAGACATCGCCATGGGTGTGGTTGCAGCGGCTATGGAGTCGCAGGGCATGTTGAACCAAATGCCCGGTATGCACCGCGAAATGCCCAATGAAGGCATGGAAGCACCTGAGATGATGCAAGAACCTGGAGAAATGCAATGAAAGCATCAGAATTTGTAGGCCAGTTGTTTTTGGCCCGCGATGTGACTCATTCAGCGCACCTGAACACCCGCAGTTTCAGCAAACACATGGCGCTTGGCACGTTTTATGACGAGGTCATTGACTTGGCGGATGCGTTTGCTGAAGCCTATCAAGGCCGCCATGGCTTGATCGGCCCCATCACACTGCATTCAGCCAAACCAACAAAAAACGTGGTCGAGTTCTTGGAAAACCAGCTTGCTGAGCTAGAAGCGGCGAGATATGATGTAGTGTCAAAGACGGATTCGTCTTTGCAACAGTTGATTGACAATATCGTTGAGCTGTATTTGACTACGCTCTACAAGTTAAAATTCTTGGCATAAGGAGCCACCATGTCTAACTACACAGCCATTTCCGCGACGACTCAAATCAAGCGCGATGCGGGCAAACTCAACGGTATCTTTGTGAGTAGCGCTTCTGGCACGCCCACAATCACGGTGTATGACTCGTTTTCATCGAGTACATCTGACCCTGTGGTTTTGGCGACTTTCACACCCACTGCTAACACCAATCACAATTTCTACCCTGGTTTGTACGCCAACAAGGGCATCTACGTTGTGGTCAGCGGCACAGTTGCTGCGACCATCGCTTACGAATAAGGGGCTATCATGGCAGACGTGAAAATTTCCCAACTGCCAGCAGCCACCACGCCGCTGGCTGGAACCGAGCAAATTCCGCTTGTTCAGAGCAGCACAACCAAGCAAATCACGGTCAGCAACTTGCTGACTGCGGCCAATCTGGGCACGCCCACGGCCATCAATTTGACAAACGCCACAGATGTACCTGTTGACCAGGCTACTGGTGTTTTGCCTGTTGTTAACGGCGGCACAGGCACAACCACACCCAGCCTTGTTAGCGGTACAAACATCTCTGTGACCGGCACATGGCCAAACCAGACCATTTCTGCCACCGGCGCTGCTGCTGGCGACGTGACTGGCCCTGCGTCATCTACTGACAATGCTGTTGTTCGCTTTGACAACACCACTGGCAAAGTGATCCAGAACTCTGGTGTGATCATCAGCGACGCAAATGTAATCTCTGGTGGCACTTGGAACGGCGCTACCGTCGGCGTGCCTTATGGTGGCACTGGTGCAACAACTTTGACTGGCATTGTCAAGGGTAACGGTACAAGCGCGTTCAGCGCAGCAACTGCGGGCACTGATTATGTCGCCCCAGGCGGTGCATTGGGTACACCTTCAAGCGGTACAGCTACAAATTTGACCGGCCTGCCACTTTCTACTGGCGTGACTGGAACTCTTCCCGTCGCAAACGGTGGTACAGGCACAACGACACCTAGTTTGGTGGCCGGTACAAACGTAACCATTTCAGGCACTTGGCCTAACCAAACTATTGCTGCCACTGGCGGCGGTGGTGGCGGTGGTTCTGTGACTGACGTGTCTGTCGTGTCTGCCAACGGTTTGGCTGGTACTGTGGCCACTTCAACCACAACCCCTGCGATCACACTGTCAACAACTGTGACCGGCGTTGTCAAAGGCAACGGCACGGCTTTGTCTGCGGCAACCGCAGGGACTGACTACGTTGCGCCTGGCGGCGCTCTTGGTACACCGTCTAGCGGCACACTGACAAACACAACTGGTTTGCCATTAACAACTGGCGTGACTGGCACATTGCCTGTCGCCAACGGCGGCTCAGGTGCTACAACTTTGACTGGCTACCTTAAAGGTAACGGCACAAGCGCGTTCACGGCATCTAGCACCGTACCTAGCAGTGACATCACTGGCTTGGGCACAATGTCCACGCAAGATGCTAGTTCTGTGGCCATCACAGGCGGCACAATTAACGGCGCGACAATTGGCGGCACGACCCCTGCTGCTGGCGCGTTTACTACTTTGTCAGCATCTAGCACATTGGGCGTTACTGGCGTGGCTACGTTAGGCGCAGGCGCTATTCTCAATACACCAGCATCTGTTACGCTTACAAACGCGACTGGCTTGCCAATCGCTACTGGCGTGTCTGGTTTGGGCACCGGTGTGGCAACTGCTTTGGCAGTCAATGTCGGTTCTGCTGGCGCCCCTGTGGTTAATGGCGGCGCTCTTGGTACGCCTTCTAGCGGTACGCTGACCAACGCGACCGGCTTGCCTATCGCTACCGGCGTGTCTGGCCTTGGAACTGGCGTTGCCACTTTCTTGACTACACCGTCAAGCGCTAATTTGATTTCTGTTGTTTCTGACGAAACAGGTTCTGGATCGTTGGTGTTTAACACAGCGCCAGCACTGACAAACCCAACAGTTACCAACTACGTTGAAACGCCTTACAGCGCTAACAGTTCAACAGCCATCACTTTGGCTTTGACCAACGGCACTGTGCAGATCATCACGTTGACTGGCAACGCAACAATCACAATGCCTACGGCTACAAGCGGTAAGTCTTTTATTTTGTATTTGAAACAAGACGGCACTGGCTCACGCACAGTGACATGGTCAACTGTTAAATGGCCTGGCGGCACTGCGCCCACAATTACAGCAACAGCAAGCAAGCAGGATATTTATTCATTTTTTGCTGATGGCACAAACTGGTATGGAACAACTGTCGGTCAAAACTACACACCATAAGGACTGATATGTTTGCAGCAAGTAAGACAGCAGGCGCCGCAGCAGCAGTAGCCGCCAACTACATCGAGGATGTGTTCAGCACATGGCTTACCACGGGCACAGGTGGAAGTAATACGCAGACTGTTAACAATGGCGTCAATCTATCGACTTACGGAGGTCTTGTTTGGGGGAAAAGCAGAAATGTTGCTGGTTCAAATCACATTCTTGTTGACACTGCAAGGGGAGTTAACACAACGCTTTCAACAGACAACACAGGCGCACAGATTACTTCATTCCCAACAGTAAGTTCGTTTTTAACTACTGGTTTTACAGCAACAAACTACGTCAACTCACTTTCAGATACTTTTGCTTTCTGGACATTCCGCAAGCAACCAAAGTTCTTTGATGTTGTGACTTATACGGGGAATGGAACAGCTAGGTCAATTTCTCACAATCTTGGTAGCACACCTGGATGCATTATTGTTAAAGTTACATCAACCACAGATGCATGGTTTGTATATCATCGATCAGCAACCGGAAATTTAAGACTTAACACCACAGCTGCTCAAGACGCAGGAAATTATTTTATTACTGGAGCCTCTTCAACAACATTTGATGTTGGATCTGGCGGAAGTATTAACAGCTCTGGTGCAACTTACGTAGCCTACCTATTTGCCCACAACGCGGGTGGTTTTGGTCCACTTGGTACAGAAAATGTGATTTCGTGTGGGTCATACACAGGCAATGGCTCAACTACTGGCCCGACAGTTAATCTTAGTTATGAGCCTCAATGGCTGTTGGTGAAAAATGCTGGTGGTAGTGGAAATTGGTTTATCTTTGACAATATGCGAGGAATTCCAACAGGAGGCGACACAAGTTATTTGACTGCAAACCTTGCAACCGCCGAGGGAACTGCGTTAGCAAATGCAATTGATCTTTCTGCTACAGGGTTTCAAATAAAAACTACTTCATCGGCTTTAAACACATCAGGCTCAACCTACATCTACATAGCCATTCGTAGAGGCCCGATGAAAGTGCCTACGGATGCGACTAAGGTGTTTGCGCCTGTGGCTAGGGCTGGAACAGGGACAGACACAACCGTCAATGCAGGCTTCCCTGTGGACTTAGGGTTGACGGCAAACAGAACGTCCGTTACTGATAAGTTCTACGCCGTTGACAGACTGCGTGGTAATAAGTTTTTAAGAACGAACCTAACCTCTACCGAGTCAGCCAATGCCGCGCTGTATCCCGACAACCCCTTTGATGTCCAAACAGCGCTGAGAATTCAAGGCACATCGTCTAACGACGGCGTAAACCAATCGGGGTTCAACTATATTGACTACCTGATGCGCCGCGCCCCCGGCTTCTTTGATGAGGTTTGCTATACAGGAACGGGAAGTGCTAGGACTATCAATCACAATTTAGGCGTTGTGCCTGAGTTAATGATTGTAAAAAACAGAGCAAATGCAGGATATGGATGGATTGTTTATTCGGCGGCATTAGGTGCAACAAACTTTGTTCAGCTAAATTCAACAGGAGCGTCTGCCGCCGTTTCAACGTTTTGGAATAATACTGCGCCTACATCAACAGTATTTAGCGTAGGAACTGCTGGAGCAACAAACCCTGCGGCAGGTGAAGCCATTGTCGCCTACCTGTTTGCCACTTGCGCAGGAGTCAGTAAAGTAGGCTCATACACAGGCAACGGCACAACGCAAACTATTGACTGCGGATTTACTGGCGGCGCTAGGTTTGTGCTTATTAAGCGCACAGACTCAACAGGTGGATGGTATGTGTACGACACAGCCCGTGGCATGACAGTATTGACAGACCCATATTTGTTGTTGAATAGCACAGCCGCAGAATCTGCAACACTTGGTTCTGTTACAACAGTTACAACAGGCTTTGCTGTTAATGCTTCAATTTTGGCGGCAATCAATACAAATGCCGCAAGCTACATCTTCTTGGCAATCGCATGAAGTACATTGACAACAACCAAGTCCTAAGACTTTTGCAAGCACACAAGGTAATAGCTGTGGATAGTCGCAAAGTAATTAACGACACATTTAATGACAATGTTTGGGAAATTGACGTAATTGTGCTAGACAACGGGCAAGCCATTGGAATTGAAAGCGGTGCAAATTATTGGCTGATAGAGCCGCAAGACTTTAAGGAGTAATCATGCAAATCAGAATTCGTGAATCAGGCGCAGTTATGTATGAAAGTGAATTTCGTGCAATGTTCCCAAACACATCCATGCCCCAGCAATTGTCAGAAGAACTGATCAATGAGTTTAATGGTGATGTTGTCTTGGAAGGCCCACAAGCATCTGGCGGTGATCATTACCAATACTCTCAAGCCGCTGGCGTTGAATTGCTTGACGGCAAGTGGTACACAAAGTATGTGCTTGGCCCAGTGTTCACAGACACAACTGTTGAAGGTGTGACTAAGACCGCTGCCGAACATGAAGCAGACTACAAAGCCGCCAAAGACGCTGAACAAGCCAAGTCTGTACGTCAACAACGTGACGCCAAACTGGCTGAGTCTGATTGGCGCGTCATCAAAGCGCTTGAAAGCAGCACACCTCAAGATTTTGCGTGGGCGGCCTACCGTCAAGCGCTGCGCGACATCACAAGTCAAACTGGATTTCCATGGGCTATTGATTGGCCCGTGAATCCGTAATAGAATGTTTCAAACTGTACTGGCGCAGCACACCAGGGAATCTTAGGATTCGAACAAATGACTGATGAAGTCCAAAACCTAGCGGACACACCCGCGCCGGAACAAGTTGCAACGGCTGCTCTTGAACCCGAAGTTAATTCGCCGGAAGTATCGACAGAGCAGACAGAGCAACTTGCGGAAAAAACTTATACGCAAGCTGAAATCGACGCAATGATCGGTAAGCGCCTCGCAAGAGAACAGCGCAAATGGGAAAGAGATCAAGCTGCCAAGCAGGCTGAAACGCAGACCCTAAAGTCTACGCCGCCCGTTGCAGACAATTTCAACGACCCTGAAGAGTATGCGCAAGCACTCGCTCTCCAGAAGGCCCAAGAACTTGTCGCCCAACGAGATGCCGCAAAGCAACAAGCTGAGATCATGGAGGCTTATGCCGACAGTGAGGAAAAGGTCAGGGATAAATACGACGACTACGATCAAGTAGCCCGTAACCCTAACGTGCCAATCACTGAAGTCATGGCTGAAGCGATTTACGCCTCTGACGTTGGCCCCGAAGTAGCTTACTTCTTGGGTTCTAACGTCAAAGAAGCTGCTCGAATTGCCAAATTGTCGCCTTTCATGCAGGCAAAAGAGATTGGAAAGATTGAAGCCAAATTGGCCTCCGATCCTCCGGTCAAAAAAACTTCAAACGCGCCAGCACCGATTAGCCCGGTAACCGCACGTTCGACTGGTTCAACGAGCCATGACACGACCGATCCTAGATCAGTCAAGTCCATGACCACCTCGCAATGGATCGAAGCCGAACGCGCACGCCAGGTTAAAAAGTGGGAAGCGCAACGCAACCGCTAATTTTTTGAAAGGACTAACATGTCTAATAGTATTCTGACGATTGACATGATCACCCGCAAATCGCTGGAGATCTTGGAAAATAACCTGGTTTTGACACGTAACGTGAACCGCCAGTATGACGACTCTTTCGCTGTTGAAGGCGCTAAGATCGGTACGACTCTGCGTATCCGTTTGCCCGACCGTGCTTTGGTTACCGACGGCGCTGCCTTGCAAGTGCAAGACGACAACGAGCAGTACACAACACTGACCGTTTCTTCACAAAAGCACATCGGCGTCAACTTCACATCTGCTGAATTGACAATGCAGTTGGACGACTTCGCCGAGCGTGTGTTGAAGCCTCGTATCAGCCAGTTGGCCTCTTCTATCGACGCTGACGTGGCTAACAGCTACCGTTACATCGGTAACTCTGTTGGTACACCTGGTGCTACTCCTTCTACTTCTTTGGTCTTGCTCCAAGCCCAGCAGAAGCTGAACGAGAACGCTGCTGTGATGAACCCCCGTTACGCCACCGTCAACCCAGCAGCCAATGCTGGTTTGGTCGAAGGTTTGAAAGGTCTGTTCAACCCACAAGACACCATCAGCAAGCAGTTCAAGAACGGCATGATGGGCACTGGTGTTCTCGGTTATGACGAGATCAACATGTCTCAGTCTATCAAGCAGTTCACAACTGGCTCACGTGGTGCTACTGGCGCTACTTTGTCTGCTTCCGTGTCTGCCCAAGGCGCAACAACCATCGCTATCACCGGTGGCGGCAACGCTGCTACAGTGAAAGCCGGTGACGTGTTCACCGTGGCTGACTGCTACTCTGTTAACCCACAAACACGTGAGTCAACAGGTTCCTTGTTCCAGTTCGTCGCAGTTGCTGACGTGACTTTGGGTTCAAGCGGCGAAGGCAGCATCACTGTTGCTCCTATCTACACTGCTACAAATGCCTTGGCAACTGTGGACAGCTTCCCTGCCTCTGGCAAAGCTGTGGTGTTCGTTGGCGCTGCTTCTAGCCAGTACGCTCAGAACTTGGTTTACCACAAAGATGCGATCACATTTGCGACCGCTGACTTGTTGTTGCCACAAGGCGTTGACATGGCTGCTCGTGCAGTTCACAACGGTATCAGCTTGCGCGTTGTTCGTCAGTACGACATCAACAACGACCGTATGCCTTGCCGTATCGACGTGTTGTATGGCTACAACACAATTCGTCCACAAATGGCCGTCCGCATGTGGGGCTAATTGATTGGGGCTTCGGCCCCTTTCTTCGTAACATCTTTGAAAGGAAATTATCATGGCTTTACCTAATGGCGCAGGCGGTTACCAGTTTGGTGACGGCAACCTGAACGAAATCAACATGGTCACGCAAGTGGCCCCTACAGCTAAGGCAGCCGCAGCCACTTTGACTGCTGCTGAATTGGCTACCGGCATCATCACTTTCAACGGCACCGCTGGCGCTTTGACAGTACCCTTGGGTACTGACATGGACAATGCGTTCCCTAGCATGAAAGTTGATAGCTGCTTTGACTTCGTCATCATCAACACAGACGCTGCTGACGCTGCTACTGTGACAGCTAACACTGGTTGCACCTTGGTTGGTGTGGCCGCTGTTGCTGCGGTGACATCATGCACATGGCGCGTCCGTAAAACGGGCGCCGCTACGTACGTGTTCTACCGTATTGCTGGCTAAAACTAAAAGGGGGCTAATCACCCCCTTTCTACTATGAACATCACACTCGTACACCCCATCCACGGCGCCAAAGTTGCAACAATGGAACTTGAGGTCGAACTAGATGAAAAAAATGGCTGGACGCGCTACAATCCAGACACGCCTGTTCAGGCGGCTCCCGTAAATACGTTGGAGACTAAGCGCCGCCGTAAACCGGCAGAGGAAGCAACCCAAGGAGTCTGAACATGGCATCCGCCATCTACGCCATTGTGAATCAAACGACGCGCGATATGTACGTTGGTTCGTCCGTTGCTGTTAATCGTAGATGGAAAGCGCACCGCCGTGATTTAGCTAGACAATCTCATTACAATTCCCGCCTTCAACGTGCACACGATAAATATGGTGAAACGCATTTTGATTGGGAAATAATTGAGTATGTCGAAGACAGATCTAAGTTAATTGAGCGCGAACAGTTTTGGATAAATTTTTTTGCGCCAGCTTACAATGGGCGGCCTGTTGCCAATTCCCCGCTTGGGACAAAACATTCTGCTGAAACCCGCGCTAAGATGAGTGCGGCGGCTAAAAAACGTGTGTTTTCAGAAGAACACAAACAAAATATTTCAAAAGCCAAAAAAGGCATTTGTACAATAAGCGAAGACCATAGAAAACGTCTTTCTGAGCTAGGTAAAAATAAAGTTATTTCTGCTGAAACCCGCATTAAACTTAGCCTTAGTAGCACTGGGCGTTACCATACTGATGAAGCAAAACAGAAAATTTCTGTAGCCAATAAAGCCCGATGGGCTGCAAGAAAGGGGCTTTAAATGACTACGTTTACGGCGGGAGATCAGATAAACCGCGCTTTGCGCCTGTTAGGTATATTGGCCGAGGGTGAGACGCCCTCAGCCTCCATGTCGCAAGACGCCTTGATGGCGCTCAACCAAATGATCGAATCGTGGAACACAGAGCGCCTGTCCACATTCGTCACGCAAGATCAAGTTTTCACATGGCCTTCCGGCGAGATTAGCCGCACGCTTGGCCCATCAGGTGAGTTTGTCGGTTTGCGCCCCGTCCTAGTGGACGACGCCACATACTTCAAAGCGCCCAACGGCGTGTCGTACGGCATTAAGATGATCAATCAGCAGCAGTACAACGGTATTGCTGTGAAGACGGTGACCTCAACTTACCCGCAAGTATTGTGGGTCAACATGGGTTACCCTGACATTACCCTGACAATTTACCCCCGTCCCACACAGGACTTGGAGTGGCACATCGTGTCGGTGCAAGAGTTGACACAGCCAGCGACGCTATCGACTCAACTTCACTTCCCGCCTGGTTACCTGCGTGCCTTCACGTACAACTTGGCCATGGAATTCGCCCCTGAGTTTGGCGTTGAGCCAAGCCCACAGGTGCAGCGCATCGCCATGACATCCAAGCGCGATTTGAAACGCATCAACAACCCTGACGACGTGATGGCGCTGCCTTACGCCTTGGTGGCCAACCGCCAGCGCTTCAACATCTACGCCGGTAACTACTGATGAAGACGCCGATCCTTGGCTCCAGCTACGTTGCCCGCAGCGTCAATGCTGCGGACAATCGCATGGTCAATTTGTTCCCCGAGGTCATTCCCGAGGGCGGCAAGGAACCCGGCTTCTTAAACCGCGCCCCAGGTTTAAACTTTCTCCAAACCATCGGCACTGGCCCAATCCGTGCGTTGTGGGCACACCAGACCAATGGCGCAGATTTTTACGTCGTGTCGGGCACTGAGGTCTATCAACTGACCAGCCTAACATCTACGCCAGTCAAGATTGGCAACGTGGCTGACGGTGGCCCCGTGTCAATTGCTGACAACGGCACGCAATTGTTCTTCGCCTGCAACGGTCCCAGCTACATCTTCAACGAAGCCACGCACACGTTTAAACAGATCACAGACCCTGATTTCCCAGGCGCTGTGACCGTGGGCTACCTTGACGGTTATTTCGTCTTTAACGAGCCAAATAGCCAGCGTGTATGGGTGACTTCACTGCTCGATGGTTCATCTATCGACCCACTTGACTTTGCCAGCGCCGAAGGATCCCCTGACGGTCTAGTGGCCGTCAACGTCGATCACCGCGAGGCTTGGTTGTTCGGTAGCGACTCAGTCGAAGTTTGGTACGACGTGGGCGGCACAGACTTTCCCTTGCAGCGTATTCAAGGTGCGTTTAATGAGATTGGCCTTGTGGCCGCGTACTCGGTTGCAAAGTTGGACAATAGCCTGTTTTGGCTGGGCACTGACGCTCGTGGTCAAGGCATCGTCTACAAGGCCAACGGCTACACTGGCCAGCGCGTATCTACCCACGCCATCGAGTACGCCATTGCCCAGTACGGCAACATCTCTGATGCGTTTGCCTACACCTACCAACAAGAAGGCCACGGCTTTTACGTCCTGACTTTCCCAAGCGCCAACGCGACTTGGGTGTACGACGCCGCCACTCAGGCTTGGCATGAGCGTGCAGGTCTGGTTAACGGCCAGTTCACACGCCACCGTTCGAATTGCCAGTGCAACTTTGGTGGCAACACAATCGTTGGCGACTTTGAAAACGGTAACATCTACACACTCGACTTGGATGTCTACGCTGACAACGGTCAGCCACAAAAGTGGCTGCGATCATGGCGCGCCCTGCCAACTGGTCAGAACAACCTGAACCGTAGCGCCCATCACAGCCTACAACTGGATGCCGAGACTGGCGTGGGCTTAAGCGGCCTGACGACAGGTGAGAACGTCTACATGACCACCGAGTCTGGTGAGCCACTGATCACAGAGAACAACGACTTTATCTTGTCGGCTGTTGGCGCGTTGCCAATTCCTGCGCCACAAGCCATGCTGCGTTGGTCAGACGATGGCGGCCACACTTGGTCAAACGAGCACTGGACGTCCATGGGACGCATCGGCGAGTATGGCCACCGCACGATCTGGCGCCGTCTGGGCATGACGCTCAAGCTGCGCGACCGTGTCTACGAGGTGTCAGGCACTGATCCCGTCAAGATCGCCATCATGGGCGCTGAACTCCACGCAAGCCCCACAAATGCCTAATAACGTCACTCAGATCCCAGCCCCACGTGTGCCGTTCATGGACGAGCGCACAGGGACGATCTCGCGTGAGTGGTTTCGGTTCCTGAACAACATTTACACCATCCTTGGCGGCGGCAACGGCATCATCGGCCCAGTCAACGGCGGCACGGGTACAGACACCATCCCCACTGACGGGCAGTTGCTGATCGGTGACGGTACAGGATATGTCCTTAACACGTTGACCGAGGGTGCTGGCATCGATGTCACCAACGGCGCAGGTTCTGTGACTGTTGCGATCACCGACACAGGAGTTACGCCGGGCACTTACGGCACCGCGTCCAGTGTCCCCACCTACGCTGTCAACGCGCAAGGCCGTCTGACCAGCTCGGTCAACACGCCGATCGCCATCGATGCGGCTCAAATTACTACGGGCACAATCAATCCGGCTCGTGTGTCAGGGGCGTACACCGGCATCACGGGCGTGGGTACGCTGACCGCAGGCACATGGAACGCTACAGCTGTCGCTGTGGCATACGGCGGCACAGGGGCTACAAATGCCGCTGACGCCAGAACTAACCTCGGCCTTGGCACAATGGCTACCCAAAACACAGGCGCATCGGGTACATTTACCACTGTTGATTTAAAGACTGTTACCGTGGTCAACGGTATCATCACAAGCATTGTTTAAGGAACGAAAATGACCGTCAACATTTCACTATTCGCAGGCGCTGGTGCTCAGTTCTTTGACGACAACGGCACGCCTTTGTCTGGCGGTCTGCTTTACACCTATGCCGCTGGCACAACAACCGCAGCCCCCACTTACACATCATCGACTGGCTTGTCTGCCAACGCCAACCCTATTGTGTTGGACGCCGGTGGCCGAGTGGTCAATGAGGTTTGGCTTGCTACCAACACGACTTACAAGTTTGTCCTGCAAGACGCGGACAATGTGCAGATTGGTGCTTGGGACAACATTCCAGGCATCACTAACGCGGACACGTTGGCAACCCAATTGGCCAACACCTCGAACATTGCTCAGGGCGACGCCTTGATTGGCTTTAAGCAGACTTACGCATTAGGCGTGATGCCTGGTGCTGTTGGTAAGACCTTGAACGACAAAATGCAAGACTTGGTGTCTGTCAAAGACTTCGGCGCTGTGGGCGACGGTGTGGCTGACGACACTGCGGCCATTCAAGCCGGTATTGACTTGGCCTGCCAGTACGGCGGCTGTGTCTACTTGCCAGCTGGTACATACAAGATCACAGCTGCTCTGGTGTTCTCCATGAACAGCGGCACAACAGATCCGTTCAAGCGCCCTTCTATGCGCGGCGACGGTATGGCGGCCACCACCATTTACCAGACTGTCAACGACAACGGTATTGAGATCGTCGGCTTTGACGCGAACCCAGCAGGTTACTGCTTGTTCCAAGACTTTACGCTATACGGCTACCAACTCAACAAGATCGGTATTGCGCTGCAAGACATCGCATTTGCCACAATCGACAACGTCTATCTTGCGGGCTGGGAAACTGGCCTGTACGGCGCAAATGTTTTGTCGTCTACGTTTAACGACTTGGTGATCCGCTACAACACCGGCGGTTTCTTCTTTGAGCCTAACTCGGCGCTTGGCTTCTATTCAGAACCAAATGCCATCACCATGTCCAACTGTACTGTTGGCAACAACTACGCCTACGGTGGCCGTGTTATTGGTGCAGGCACATTCAACTACACTGGCGGCTCTATTGAAGCCAACGGCGCAGGCACTGACTTGTCTAGCGCCAAGTGGGGCTTGGCGTTGACTGACGTTGGCGGCAAAGTCGCTCAACAATCGTCATGCGGTTTCAACATCAGCGGCGTGTACTTTGAAGGCAACGGCGGTCAAGCGCAGTTGCAGATTCAACAGACCGTCTCTCGCCCAGGTTTGACTGGCGTAGTTAACGCCTGTAGTTTTACAGCGCTTGGCGCTAGCTACCCTGCGCAGCAAGTTTACTTGGCCGCGTCCAACTCTTTGTACGCGTTCCCCATCACGTTTGAGGGCTGCGGCTGGGCTGGTCTTGCAAGCTACACACCAAGTTCTAGCCGTCCTACGATCAACAACGTCTCTAACGCCTTTAAATTGGCATTGGTTGGTTGCAACTTCTACAGTTCTGTTGACCAATACAAACAGGGCGCACCTAACCGCTTTGAAGGTACTGTTGAGGCGTTTGCATACACTGACTTAGCAGGTAACCCCATCGGTGGTGGTGGCGGCGGCGCGGGTACATTGCAGGCTGTTTTGACAGCAGGTAACATCTCCAGCCTCAGCGGTATTTTCAACCAAACCACACCTTTGACAGACGGTATTGGTATTGGCGGCGGCACATACTCAGGTGCAACAGCGTCTGGCATCTCTGCATACGACGGTCGTTTGTTCATCACCAACAACGGCTTGGCTGCTGACCCATATGTCCTCGATTTCAACGGCGCCAATTTCCAACCAATCGTTGACAGCTCTGCTACCAATGCGGTGACTCTGGGCGGCGCGGCGAACCGCTGGAATGGTTTGTATCTGAACAACACATTCGATTGGAACGGCTACTCTATTACTGCACCAGCAGGCAGCACCACGTTATTCTTGCGAAACGACGGTGTGTGGTCAGCCGCAACTGGTACAGGCGGCGGTACGGTCACCAGCATCACCGCTGGCGTAGGTTTAAACGGCGGCACAATCACCACATCGGGCACGATCGATCTGAACAACACGACGGTGACCGCTGGCTCATACACTGCGGCCAACATCACCGTGGACGCTCAAGGCCGTATCACTGCTGCGGCCAACGGCACGGGCGGCACAACGCCAACACTGGCGGCTGTCACAGCTGCCGGTAACGTCACATCCTACAACGGCATCTTTGGCCAGACAGCGTCTGGTAACGGTATTGGCGTAGGCGGCGCAACACCTGGCGGCCCCATGGGTATTTCGACCTATGACGGCACAATGTTTTTGACGAACAATGGCACAGCAGGTAGCCCCTACGCGATTGACTTCAACGGCGCGTATGTTCAGCCTAGCGTTGACTCAGGCGCAACCAACGCGCTGACGCTTGGTGGTGCTGCACGCCGCTGGAACGGCTTCTACTTGAGCAACACGTTCACATGGAACGGCTACGGCATCGTGCAGCCAACAGGCGACACGACCAAGTTCTTGCGTAACGACGGTACTTGGGCTGTCCCCGCATCGTCCTCTGGTGGTGTGTCTAGCTTCAACACTCGTACTGGCGCTGTGACGCTCTTGAGTGCTGACGTGACTGGCGCTTTGGCTTACACGCCCGCCAGCTTGTCGTCTGCCAACACCTTCACCGCCAATCAGGTTTTGAATGGCGTGACAGTCGGCGCTGTGTCAACAATCTCTACTGTGGCGTCTGCTGGCGCTCAGTTGAACTTGTCTAACAGCACGTTCACAATTGGCTTGTTCACCTCTGGCTCGACTTACTCGTTCTTGCCTGCGGTCAACAATAACGTCAACTTGGGCGCGGCGTCGTTTGCTTGGAAAGCAGTTTACTTGGCTGGCCAGTTTGTCTGGAACAGCTACGCGATCTCTGCGCCTTCCGGCAGCACGACTACGTTCTTGCGAAATGATGGCACATGGGCGGCGCCTGTGTTCTCTGGTGTGACCAGCTTCAACACCCGTACGGGTGCTGTGACCTTGTCTAGCGGTGACGTCACAGGTGCATTAGGGTATACCCCATACCAGACAGGCGGCGCCTTGGGCACACCGTCGTCTGGTAACTTGACCAACTGTACCTTCCCAACGCTGAACCAGAACACGACCGGCACGGCAGCAGGTTTGTCAGGCGGTACGCTGACAACTAGCAGCTATACGCTGACATCGTCAAACAGCTTAATCGCGTTTGGCAACAGTTCTGGTCAAGGCGTGTTCATTAACGGCAGTGGCTCATTCAGCTCCAGCGTTGACAACACCATGTCCTGCGGTACTTCTGGCTTCCGCTGGACGACTGTGTACGCCACCACAGGCACGATCAACACGTCTGACGCAAACCAGAAAGAACAGATCGCTGACCTGTCAGCCGCTGAGTTGGCCGTGGCCAAGCGCATCAAAGGCTTGTTCAAGACCTTCAAGTTCAAGGACGCCGTGGCCTCCAAAGGCACTGGCGCACGCAAGCACATCGGTGTTATTGCCCAAGACGTGCAGGCGGCCTTTGAAGCTGAAGGCCTGAACGCCAACGACTACGGTATTTTCTGTTCAGACGTTGTGGACGGCGGTGTGCAACTTGGTGTACGATACGAGGAACTCCTCGCGTTTGTCATCGCTGCGATGTAATTGGAGATCAATATGAGTTTTCTCGGAACACTATTAGGCGGCGCGGCTGGCTTTATGCTTGGTGGCCCCACGGGTGCCATGATGGGCGCAAGCCTTGGCGGCGGCGTAGATGCCTCAAATGCGGCGTCCAAAGCGGCCAACATGCAGGCTCAGTCTGCTGACCAGGCTACTCAACTTCAGCGCGAAATGTTCAACAAACAAGTTGAACTTCAGCAGCCATGGCAACAGGCCGGTGTCAATGCGCTGAACAAAATGCAGTCTGGCGATGTCATGGGAATGATGGATCCAAGCTACAGCTTCCGTTTGGCAGAAGGCCAAAAAGCACTTGACCGTCAAGCCGCTGCTCGTGGTGGTTTGATCAGCGGCGGCGCTTTGAAAGCGGCCCAGCGATACGGTCAAGACGTTGCTTCGACCGAGTTTGGCAACGCTTACAACCGCCTTGCAGGCCTTGCAGGTATTGGTCAAACATCCACAAACAATATGGGCAACGCCGCTGGCAACTTCGGTGTTAACGCCGGCAACAACATGATGGCCGGCGCAAACGCCCGTGCTTCTGGCTACGTGGGTGGTGCTAACGCGCTGACCGGTGGTATGAGCAACGCTGCCAACATTTATCAAAACAACCAGATGATGAACGCTGTGCAAGCCAACAGTCTGAACCAGCGGTACGGTATGGGCAACACCTACTTCCCCGGTGGTTCTTACGGCAGCGCCCTTCCAACTAGCGCAAGTCAAATCAACTGGGGAGACTATTAAGCATGGCTCTTGATCCCAACATCGCACTGCAAGTCCGTCCATTTAAGATGGACTCGCCGATCAACGCCATGGCGCAAATGTACCAACTGCAAGGCGCACAACAAGCCAACCAGTTGAATGCGATGCAGATGGCTGAGTACGAGCGTGCCCGCACTGAAGAAGAAGGCGTGCGCAATTATTTAGCTGGCGCAGATCTTAAGTCGCCAGATGTTCGTGCTAAGTTGACAACTAGCTTTGGCAAAACTGGTCTCGGTTACGCCAAGACTCTTGCCGAACAAGAAGCTGCGGCGCTTAAGCAGAAAGTCGATCAGCTTAAGTACACCACTGATATGACTGAAGCTGCCGCCAACATTTACGGCGCAGTTAAAGATGAAGCCTCGTGGCAAGCTGCCCGTAAGAAATTGACAGGTTTAGGTGGAGACTCCTCTACTTTGCCATTGAATTACGATCCTGCGTTCGTGAAGCAAGAGATGTTGGCTGCAACAAAAGTCAAGGATCAGCTTGAACTGTTTGCACCTAAGCCCAAAGAAGTCAGACGTGCCGACGGCAGCATTATTTTCTTGGATGAGAATCCACGCAGTCCAACATTCAACAAAGAGATCATGACCCAGCAAAAGCCTGGCATGACTCAGTACGAAAAATCTCGGATCGGTATCGAGAATCAGCGCCTGGCTCAAGAAGCCACAGGCGTGGTGTACCAAGAAGACAACCAAGGCAACATCATCGCATTGCCTTCCAAGCTCAAAAAGGGCGAAGTGCCTACCGCCCGTCTGGCAGTGGCCCCTGGTGGTGGCTTCCAGGCGTTGCAAGGCAAGCCTTCTGAGTCTGTTGGCAAAGAGCAGATGGCAATCAATCAGCAACGTGCGATTGTCAAGGGCGCTATTGATGCGGTCACAGCCACCCCTGATGCGTTTGGCATGGCCCGTGGTTTGATGCCTGAGTCACTTGGTGGCCGTCTGGCATCGTCCGAAGAGAACCAAGCCCGTTCGTATCTGTTCAACGTCGTGTCAGGCGTGATCAAGGAACGTGCCGGTACTGCTCAGTCTGCTGCTGAAGCTGACACACTTGCTCGATTCTTGCCACAGCCGACCGATGAGGCTGATGCCATTAAAGACAAGATGCTGGCGTTTGACAAGTACCTTACAGCCAAAGAATCTGGTACGACTAAGAAAAAACCAGCACCCGCTGCACCATCTGGCCCTAAAATTGGTATAGTGCAGGACGGTTATCGTTTTAAAGGCGGCAACCCTGCGGATCCATCTAGCTGGGAGAAGCAATAATGGCAGGCCCATGGGAACAGTATCAACAACCAGCCGCTGCACCCAGCGGCCCTTGGATGCAATATCAGGGCGAAGGCGTCCCGGGTGCACGAGCATCCCTGGTTGATCAGATCCCTGGCTACGGTGGCCCTGTTCCCGCTGCCACAGCCCCTGCTGTCCCAACTCGTACATCGATGCTGGACAAGCTGCGAGGTGGCGTGGAGACTGGCGCTGCGCTTATCTCAGGCGCTGCAACAGCTCCTGTCATCGAGGCTTCCAAGATCTACGGTGCACTAACCAGCGGTCAGTTTGGCACACCCGAAGGTCTTCGTGCTGGTGAACAACTGGGTCAGCGTGTTGCTGGTCAAATTCAATATCAACCTCGCACAGCCGCCGGTCAGCAGTATACGGGCGACGTTGCCAATGCGATGGCCCGAACCGGCCTACAAGGCGTTCCATTGAATGTGCTGGCTGACTTCCAGCGCGGCTTGACGCCTGCTGTCAAAGCCGGTGTTCAGTATGGCCGTGACGCTCAAGCAGCTCGTGCAGCCAGTACCGCCGAGGCACAGTCTGCTGCTGACTGGGCACGTGCTCCTCAGATCGAGGCTGCCCAGGCTGCCCAGCGTCTGGGTGTTGCCGTCAACCCTGCCGAGGCTAATCCGAGTGTCAAAACCAAAATGCTTGCCGGTGCAGCAGGCACTCCAGAAATCAATCGTCAGCTTGTCAAAGCGAATGCCCCTAGATGGAATGAAATCGCTCGGGAAGACATGGGTTTACCTGCAAATACACCGCTGACATCCGAGGCTTTCGAAAAGGCCCGTGCCGCCAACTATAAGCCTTACGAGAAGATCAAAAGCATCGAGGTGGTGCAACCTAATGAAGATGTCTCGCGTCAACTTAACGCTTTAAAAGTTGACCCACTTTCTACCAGTAGCCCTGAAAAAGCGGCTAATGTAAATGCAATTGTTGATCGCGTAAATTTACAAATCAATGAAGGTTTGTTAAGTGGTGAGAATGTAATTGGTCAGATCCGCGGCTTCCGTAAAGATGCCACTCGTGTTCTAAAAAATCCAAACGCAACTCCTGTAGATGTCGATATCGCGGAAACGCAAATCGGAATCGCAAACTCGTTAGAGAATCTTCTTGAGTCAAACATCACAGACCCTAATTTGTTAAATGAGTTCCGTGCGGCGCGTACTGCTATTGCGAAAACTCATGATTGGGAAAGTGCTACAAGCGTTACAACAAAACAAGTTGACCCTTCTCAAATTGCTAAATTGGCTGAAAAAGGCAAACCTTTAACAGGGACGTTGGCTGATGTGGCAAACATTGCCGGCAACTTTCCTAGCGCGGCCTCATTGACTGCTTCAAAAATTGAACCTTGGCAATATGTGCGTCGCGGTAGTGTTGGCGGAGGTTTAGGTTTTCTTATGGCTGGCCCAGGTGGTGCGATTGCAGGTGCGGGTGCTACTCATGTAGGCGGTAAAGTATTGGCAAATCAACTGCTGACCAAAGGCGCTCAAAACCGATTCGCTGTTCCTGCTGACCGTCGAATTCCCCTAGTCGTTCCAGAAATGGAATTTGTAAACACAATGGCAAAATAATGGACACCCAGGTTCTATTCAACATCGCAGTCAGCCTCGCCGGTGCTCTGGGCGGGTGGATCTTGAACAACATCTACCGATCATTGGAGCGTCTGGACAGCGATGTGCGGGCCATGCCTCACATGTACGTCACTCGTGAAGACTATCGAGCAGACCTGCGAGACATCAAGGACATGCTTGGCAAGATCTTTGACAAGCTGGACGGCAAGGTGGACAAGTGATTGAACTTATAGGCGGCGGCTTATTTGGCGGCATACTTGGCGGCATCTTTCGCCTAGCCCCCGAGGTGCTCAAGTTCTTTGACAAGAAGAACGAGCGTGATCACGAGTTGGCCATGTTCAGCCGCCAGTGTGATCTGGAGCAGCTGCGTGGTCAACAGAAGTTGGCTGAGATAGGCGCTAACCGCGAAGCCGCTATCGACGTAGGTGTCATGGACGCCTTCAACGCAGCCATCAATCAGCAAGCCGAAATGGTCAAAGCTGCCGGTGGTTTTGCCGCAAGTCTTTCAGCCTCCGTGCGCCCTGTAGTGACCTATTGGATTATGGCTCTGTGGTCGTTTATTCACATTTGGTTTGCTTGGCAGGCTCACAAGGCTGGCGCTTCCCCTGAAGTCGTGTTTAAGACCATGATGACCGTGGACTTTTGTGCTCTGGTGTCCGGCACCATAAACTACTGGTTCCTCGATAGAACTCTCAAGCAACGCGGTCTATGAACCTCGAGCTGGCCGTTGCGCTGTGCATGTTGTTTGAGGGGTTTAAATCCAAACCCTACACATGCCCTGCCGGTATCGCCACCATTGGGTACGGCTCGACCTACTATGCCGATGGGCGCAAAGTAACGCTGCAAGATCCACCAATCACAGAACCCGAGGCGCGTGATCTACTGGTGTCGGAATTACGACACACCTACGTGCCTGGTGTCCTGCGCAACTGTCCAATCCTTGCCACCGACTTTCGCAAGCTCAACGCGATCGCTGACTTTTGCTACAACTTAGGCGTGGGTCGTTTGCAGACCTCGACCTTGAAGCGCAAGATCAACGCTGGAGATTGGGAAGGCGCAAGGGAACAGTTGATGCTGTGGACAAGGGGCGGCGGCAAGGTGTTGCCAGGCCTTGTACGCCGCCGTGAAGCCGAAAAGGCTTTACTCCTTAGCTAGTAACCTTTCGTAATACTTTTTAGGCATTGCGGCTTTTTTATCAAGGGTATCCCTTAGCCACTTTGCCCCGCCAAGTTCCCTCAAAATCAACCACTGACGATCATTCATGCGAATGTCCCTGCGCTTAAGTGGTTCAGGTGGCTTGGGTCTTGGCATCACTTCTCCTCAGTCGAGGTGTGCAGGTATGCCGTCAATCGTTTGATCTGGGCTTCGCGGTACTTGCAGATCGAGTCTGCGTATTCCCTGCCACTCTGGGCTTCCAGCAGCCTGCGCTTGGCCTCCTCCAGCTCCTTGAGTGCCAGCATCTCGGCGGTGGGTGCATCAAATATAGACTTGAAATAGTTTACAGTTTGTTCAAACATTACATTACTCCTTGTTAAAGTGTTATACAGTGTATCACAGTTTAATGACCTTTGGACTGACGATACTCTTTAATTGCGTTTCTTAGGCCCGCTTGGGTGGTGGCCTTGTCATCGAGCGCCAGTGCCTGCGCCTGATCCAGCGTAGCCTGCATCATGATCCTATGACAGATCACGGGCACCCCTTGACCTTGACGGCGCACACGGGCGTTGAACTGCTCGTACAGATCCAGCGACCAGTTCAGGCCGTACCACACGAGTATGTGGCCATTCTTCTGAAGCCCGTCGATACCGTGACCCATCGATGCTGGGTGGCCGATCATCAAGGGGCAGTCGCCTGTCTTCCAGCGGTGCATGGCGTTGGTCAAGGATGCCTCGGACTTGCACTCGGTCAGGTTGATCGGGTCGAGGTGTTTGAACTTCTCCATGATCCGCGCAGCGTCTGATCGGTAAGCATAGGAGCACAGGATCGGTGAGCCTTGGGCTTCGTCGATGATGTCTTCCAGCGCCTCGAGTTTGAAATCATGCACCGGCTCCCACAGGGGCATCCCGGCAATCGGATACATCGCGCCGTTGGAGAACTGGAGGCACTTGTTTGTCAGCGATGCCTGGTTGAACGCCTCCACGGTTGTGCCGCTGTCAAGGGTCAAGAAGAACTCTCGCTCCATGGTCTCGTACTTGGCCCGCAGATCATCGGGCATCTCGATCTCGATGTTGTTGACCATGAGGTCTGGCAGCGGGTTGTAGTCCTCTGCACTCATCTCGAGTGTGATGTCACCGATCAGCTTTTTGATCGTGTCCTCGGTGTCGTCATACGGCACCTCTTTGTACGGCCCAGCCTTGCGGTAGAACCGGGTGCGAAAGGCCGTCTTGGACACGCCAAGCCTCTCACCCTTGTCCACCACGAGGAACTGGCCGTGCAGGTCTTTGTAGCCATTGCTGGCAGGGGTTCCCGTGAGGCCCGTTGTCCAGCTGAACTTGTCGGCGATCTTCTTGAACGCCTTGACCCGGTTCGTGGAGCTGTTTTTCATCTTGCTGATCTCATCCCAAATGATCCCGTTGAACGGCATCTCTTTGTCCTTCTTGATGAAGTAGGTCTGGATCGTCTCGGACAGCCAGCCGAGGTTCTCATAGTTGATCAGATACACGTCAGCTGGGCGCAGGAGAGCGCGGGTGCGCTGATCCCGTGTGCCCGTGACCATGCTGAACCGCAGGTGCTTTGTGTGCTCCCACTTCGCAGCCTCTTGCCGCCAGACCAGCCGGATGACCCTGATCGGCGCGACGATGATCACGCCTCGCAGGAAGCCGGTGTTGATCAAGTGCGCCAAGCTGGTCAGCGTGATCACAGTTTTACCCAGTCCCATGTCCAGCCACAACATCGAGTTGGGGCGGGTGCACTGGAAGTTGACGGCCTTTTGCTGGTAGCCGTGGAGTAGATTAGGAGTCAGCATCCCATCACCATTACATCAATCATTGTTTTACCCTCGATTACGTTGTCAATTACAAATACATTTACTTTTTGGGTTCGCAGTTTCCCGTGCTCCCGCTCTTGGGCAGCAGTTGGTTTCTGACCTCCTCGTTTGAATTCACAAAACCACACACGGCCATCAGGTGCGATGAACAAACGGTCAGGCACAGCAGCCCGTGCGGGGCTGGTGAATTTGTACGCAAGCACACCTTTGGAGCGGGCGTATTCACAGACTTTGGCTTCAATGTCTTTCTCTAGCATCTCAGCACTCAGAGTCAGCTTTTCGGTTTTCCAACTCGATCAGCAACTCAATGTAGTGCTTGGCCTTCATCAGATCCGCGATGCCGTTTTTCTTGCGCCAGCGGGTGACGTACTTGATCACGTTGCCCTCAAAGTACCCCAGCGCATTGGCATGGATGTACTCGACTGGCTGGATTGGCAAGTCCTTGTAATGATTGCCGCCCTCTTGTTTGTTTAAGCTAGACCCAGACATAATTTCTCCACTTCTCGAATGTAGTATTCAAAATCCACTGGCAGCTTGCCAGCATCCTTGATGTCGTTGCAGGGCTGCACGCCCCAGCCGGACTCGACACCGATCTTTCTCCAGTCCTGTTTGCCTTTGAGTGGTGGCATCCACTTGAACAGGCGCCCACCACCCTCGGCGATGTAGTAGCGCGTGATGTTTTGCAGCTGTGTCTGCTGGCCGTCAAGCTCAAGCGCCAGGTAGCTGGAGCGTGGAACCTTGGTGCGCAGCATGAAGTCCATGATGTCTGGCCAGTTGTGCAGCGTCTCGCGGATGGGAGCGCCCTCGGTCAGCACCTTCTCGGCTACCTTAGGAATCACCAAACCTCCGTGGTTCTTGTACCACTCCAGAGTGCCACCTTGCTCAACAGTTTTACCTTCGTAGGCACCCTTGCGCTTGGTGTTGCCGTTCTCGTACTGGGCGATGTACGAGTTGACATCGCGGATCATCATGGTTTTGTAGATGGCTTCCTCGAGGTTCAGACCAGTGCGCAGCTGCCATGCAGCGCGAGCCACGTCCACCAACCACTTGCTGGCCCGAGGCACCCGCACGGTCAGGCCGTCAGTGTTCACTTGGATCAAGCGCAGCCCCTCGATGTGCATCAGTCCTTCAGCCAGCAGGCACAGCAGCAGCTGGCCGTTGAGCGTAATGGACATGGTGAACAGCGGGTCGTAGAACACGCTGAAGCGGCTGTTGCTGTCGCCGTAAACACCGTTGAGCGCGAGTTTGAGCATCGCCGACTCGGCCGACTTCTTAGGGTACGTTTTGCGCTGCTCGAACAGGTGCTTGTAGATGCTTACAAACTCTTTCCCCAAATGCTGAGGATGAAACCCGTTAGTGATAGCAAGGTTTGGATAGTAAGAGGTAACGTCCAAGTCAACAATGACATGATCAGCATCCGACTCGACCACTTCTGACTCAATGGATCCATGGATACCGCCAAGGCCGAAAACAAAATCGAAGCCATGAACGCGAGCAATAAGATCACTGAAGACCCCCTTTGTTTCCGTGATGGTTTGTTCCTTGAGCCAACCCAGCACACGGTTGAACTCAGGTGAGTCGAACTGGATCCACGGCAGGATTGCGTCTTTCAGAGCAATCGAGGGGCGTGGAGTCTGACGTGGCGTGCGACCGCTTGATCCAAAATCATAGCAAGCAACACCGGCTTCCTCCAGCTTCATGACGAAGTAATCTTTGCCGATCTTGGTGTCGTTGTGATTCATGAAGTCACGGTTGTACTTGGCCGTCAGCTCCTCGCGGAACCGGATCATGTCCAGTGACTTGTGATAAAACGCCTTAGTCTCTCGCACGTCTTTGGCGTTGTAGGACTTCAAGGTCACGATCTGCTCAGGGGTCAGCGTTGTGCCAACCTTGAACGGCAGATCCTCGATGGTGTCCGAGCGCATGTTGAACTCGAGCATCTTGAGGCTGGTGGCGCGGGCCTTGTTGTCAAAGTGGTGGATCTTGAACAGGTCGATCTGCTCAATGAACCGGTCACTGGGGTTAACCTGGTGCATCCACTTGCCGCCTTCATCGTCGTCTTGCGAGTTGATGATGGCCATGGCCTTCTGATACAGCGTCTGAGCATCAGAGTGCCCCATGCGGATTAGTGTGTGAAGTATGGGATAGTCAAACCCGATTGAGTTGAAACCAACCATACGGGCATTGGTGTCCTTGATGTACTGGAGGAACTCGAGGATTTCTTTCGAGTCGTTGCGCCACTGGCTAATCTCAAAAGACCAGCATAGCGGGGCATCCGCGTGCTCCACCGCCATCGTGAAGACGTTGGGATAGGTTTCGAGGTCGTATACATAGTCATTACTCATTACATTTACCGGTTAGGTGGGGCCACTGTCCGGCCCTCCGGGAACCCCCAGAGGCAGTGGCCCCTTTTACTTATTGACCACCAAGGAACGAAGGCAGGCCCGCAAACGGCGCAGCCGGCATCGCAGGCGCACTCGTAGGCGCAGCACCGAACATTCCAGTCGGAGCACCCGCAACCGAACCAAATAGGTTAGACGCATCAACGGCTCCTTCACCGAATGCAGTATCGTCACCAGCAAACTGAACAGCGATCAAGTCGCAGCGGATGCCGCGGCCGTGCATGTTCTCTTGCAGCCAAGGTTTGATGGCAGCATTGACTCGGCAGCCGCCGTACATCTTGCGTGCCAGTTGTTGAAACGCCATCGTGTTGGCTGGATCGATGGGTGTGCCATCGGCTTGGATCATCTGCGGCGCAGAGTCACGACCAGCGGTGATGAACACGTTGCCGGCATAGCCGTCGTAGGGCTGGAAGGTCTTCTTGTTGATCTTCTCAGTGCCCATGCCAAAGCAGCGCAGCTTGCGATCAGTTTGGATCATGCCCATGACAGTCTGGGCGTGCTCTTTCCACTTTTCCAGCGCCATGGCACTGTACTTCTGCATGAACTGCTGAAAGCCTGCGTGATCTTGAGGCATCAAGAACTCACAGTTGTAGGAGATGCGCTCCTTACCGGTCTTCTCGTTCACCTGCTTCTGTGGTTCTGCAAGGTGAGGGAAAGACAAACGAACATTTGACAAGAAAATAATATCGGACATAACAATTACTCCAGTTGATTTACAAAAGCCATGATGGCAGGGACTCGGCAGCAGGTGCTGCCTGTACTGCGCTAAACAGCGGCGCAGCATTCGTTACGACAGCGGGGCGGCTGTCAGATTCAGGGGCGACGGTGATCTTGCCGGCCATCTTGACCACGTACTCTTGCTCCATGCGCTTGAGTTGGCGTTCAGTCAGCTGCACAGTTGTGCCGTCTTTCTTGGCCCACGTCAGCTTCTCAGCCTTGGCGGGTGATACCAGTTTGGTCTCGTAGATCGCGCCTTTGGGAACACCCATCTTCACGAGCTTCTCGGCCATCTCAGACTCTGGCAGCGCCCAAGCACGGGAGCCGCGGCCATTGACCAGCTTCAGACCTGGGATGGTCTGGCCAGCTTCAAGGCGGCGCAGGGCTTCCTTCTCCACACCTTCAAGGAGTTGGCGCATCAGGGGAGCAGCTTCCATGATCTGAGCGATCTGGGCATCGTCCATCGAGGATGGATCTTTATCGGCACTTTGTTGTGCGATGTCGAGTGTTTGCGTTACAGGTTGGAACATGATTCCTACTTCCTTCATTACGTTACTTGCCAGCGCGGAGCATGAACCCTTGGCACGGCAGAATTTACATTGACTTTCACCCGGTACAAGCGGTGCGTCTGGTGCATCAGTTGCAGCAGCTTGTGTGATGATTGTACCCATGTTTGCAAGCAAGTCACGAACCGACACAGTGTGAGATGTGATGGGGTTCATGCCACGCAGTGCCAGCTTGGGCTGGATGATTGTCATGCACACATTCTCGATAGGGTAGGCGCCATTCACAGGCAGCTTATAACCAGCCAACACACCGTAGGCGTACTGCTCGAGCTGCATGTTGTTCTCGGCACTCACGATACCCATGCCGTCCTTGTAGTCGATCAGCTCGAGTGTGTTGCCGGCGATGATCTGCACGTCAACAGTACCTGACAAATCATCACGACCCAGCAGGTGTGCGGGGTCAACACGCGACTCGCTGATCACTTTGCAAATGCCATTCAACGACTGTTTGAGAATGTAATCAATGGCCACCTTGACCCGTTCTGCACGCGGCTTGTCAACAATGAACTCACCCTCGTGATCGTTCATCTTTGCGCCAACCATGATCATGGGGTCTGCCAAGTCTGCCTTGATGCAAACCTCAAGCAGCGTGTGGCTGTGCGTCCCATCCACGGCGGCAGGGCCACTGTCCTGCTCGGGGTACTTGGCCTCCTCCCTAATCGAGCCAGGGCACAAGGCCCAGCGGCTACGCTTAGAGGGGGACAGTTGGGAATGGGTGCTCACTTAAGCGCCTCAACACCAGCAAACAGTGCAGCGTAGTGCTCAGGCTTCACGTCGTTAATGTTCTGGTAACCCAGCTGAGTCAGCACGCCTTGGATCAGTTGACCCTTGGTGCCCAGCTTCTTGTACGAGTCCATCACGTAGTCGATCAGGCCTTTGGGGTCAGAGAACGGTGCACCGGCAGCCACGGGTGCAGCGACAGGCACAGGGGCCACGAAGGCTGGGGGTGCGGGCATAGCAGGAGCAGCCACCACGGGAGCAGCAACAGGTGCAGCTTGTACCACAGGGGCGGGTGCTGGCGCAACGGGTGCAGCTGGTGCTACATTGCTCGACTCGAGTTTGGCAGTGAGGGCCACAACAGCAGCGGTCAATGCTTCAATTTTATTTTCTAACATACAAAGATTCCTTTACGTTTACAGGGGGTTGAACAATAAGGCGATCGTCATTAAACGCCTCAATGATTTCACGAAGCACATCGGAAGGTTGTCCGTACTTTTGCGCCTTAGTGTGAAATTTGGTACGTGTCTTGTCTGTCACACGGACAACAAGAAACTTGGATTTGAGTTTAGACACTGTCATATTGAAATAAATTTTATTTGTTGAACAAAGTATAACATCATCTGCTACACTTGTGTCAACAACTTTTAAAAATAATTTATGACAAGCGAACTAATTATGGATTTTGACAAGGGTGTCATTCATAGAAAAATGATGAGCGGTAAGTTGCGCATCAATGTGGGCACTTTATGCAATGGTTATCTTATGGTGTGGGACGGTAAAAAAGTGAATTACTGTCACCGCTTAATTTGGGAAGCAGTTAACGGCCCCATTCCGCTGGGATTTGAAATAGACCACATCAATGGAGTGCGTAACGACAATCGTCTTATCAACTTAAGACTTGTCAATCGATCTCAAAACAATCAAAACGTAAGAGCTGCTCGAAGTGACAACATGACGAGCGGCATCAAGGGTGTGTCCTTACACAAGCAAAGTGGTAAATGGCGCGCGCGAATCAGAATACGAGGTAAGCAATTTCATTTGGGAATGTTTGATTCAATTGAAAAAGCGCAGGCAGCTTATGCCGAAGCTGCCTCAACCTTGCACACCCATAACCCGCACGCAAAAGAAAAGCCCCGGGGGTTAGCCGGGGCTGAAAAGGAGAGTAAGTAACCATGAAACAAATGACAACTGCATTGTCAGGAATGATTATATGAGCACATCACCACAAGTACAACAACACCCCGCATCAGTGGATGCCTATATCCGTCACGGCTGGTCTCTTGTGCCCATTCCCTCTGGCACCAAGGGGCCGCGCACACCTGGTTGGAATTTAAAACCCAACGCTTTGAAGGCACAGGGTGACTTGCCGCAGGGCTATGGTATTGGCCTGGCTCACGCTTACTCAGGCACGATGGCGCTAGACATTGACGAGTGGGACAGCACCACCGTGGCTTTGAAGCAACACGGCATCGATCTCCAAGCGCTGTATGATGCCAACGATGCTGTCATCGTGGACTCGGGCAGGGCTGGTCACGGCAAACTTTTGTTCACGATGCCCTTTGGCCTCACGCTGCCATCAAAAAAGATCCTGATCAATGGTGTCACCGCTTACGAGCTGCGGTGCGCCACGGCCAACAACCTCACTGTGCAGGATGTCCTGCCACCATCCATTCACCCCGAAACGATGCAGCCCTACCGCTGGGCAGGCAAGGGTCACTGGACACGGCTGCCCACGCTGCCCCAACCCCTGCTCGATCTGTGGCAGGGTCTGCTGGCACAGGACAAGGAACGCACCATTGGCACGGGTGAGGCCATCGATGCCTCATGGGAAGACATCCGCACGGCGCTGGAAGCCATCAACCCTGACTGTTCACGCGAGGAGTGGGTCACGGTGGGTATGGCACTCAAGTGGGCCGGCGAACAAACCGATCAGCTTGACCCTGCGCTGACACTGTGGAACGACTGGTCAAGGCCATCGGCCAAGTATCCTGGCGAATCGCAGATCATTGCCCAGTGGATGAGTTTTCGCAATGACAAGGCAACAGCGGTCAAGTTAGGATCGCTCTTTCACATAGCCAAGCAACACGGATGGGTGCGCCCTATGCCAGACATTTCTACGATGTTCGCTCAAGTGGAGTCACCCGCTGACCCAAAGTCCGTTATCGTTGACCTGCGCCCAAGGCCACCGATGATGGACGTCTCGCTGTGGCCTGCCGTCATTGCACGCAGGGCCAACGAGATTGGGCAGACGGTTGGTTGTGATCCCTTAGTGCCGTTGTTCGCAGGGCTGGCCGCGGTGTGCGGTGTGGTCGATGCGCGCACGCGCCTTGAGTTGATCAAAGACTTTAAGGTTCCACCAGTTCTGTGGCTTATGACCATCGGTGCGCCAGCGGACAAGAAGACACCAGGCTCGGCCCCGATGCTGGCGCCCTTGAAGCACCTCGAGATGGAAGACCGGCCACGGTTCAAGAAGGAGCTGCTTGACTGGGAAGGGCAGGAGGCCATGTATGCGTCAAGCAAGAAGGCGTTCCTTGAGTTCTCAGCTTCACCCGATGCGCTGCTTGACACCAGTCAGGCGCCCATGGTGCATGAGCTGCCTCCCCAGCCCGTGCCCCTTCGCATCACGGTGGACGACGTGACCAGTCAGAAGCTGGTGCGCTTGGCAGCAGATAGACCCAGAGGGCTACTCTGTGCCTTAGACGAGATGAACAGCTGGGTGCGCAAACTGACCGACAAGGCCAGCGGTGAAGACCGAAGCGCGTGGGTCAAGGCGTACGAGTCGTCCAGCTACGAGATGGATCGCGTGGGTAGTGGCTCGATCTACGCGGAGAATCTGGCGGTGTCGATCTATGGCAACATCCAGCCGCGTGTGTTCCGTGAGAACCTGCACAACTTGTCAGCGGACGGTCTGGTGCAGCGCTTCGTGCCTTGCATCTTGAACGGTGATCTGACCAAGAAGCCCGTGGAGATCCCCGACTACCTGCTGAACAAGGATCAGTGGGAGCAGACCCTTCGCATCGTGTTCGCCATGCCTGCCATGACTTACCAGTTGAGTCCAGAGGCCAAGGCCGTGTATCAACAGTTCCAAGACTGGTACGACAGCAAGCGCAACGATGAGCGGCTCTTGCAATCTGACGACACGTTCATGACAGCCTTTGGCAAGATCGAGGGCTTAGCCGGCCGTTTGATTCTCATGTTCCACTTGATCGAATCACCCTTCAGTCTGGCTGTCAGTGCAGAGCTGACCCAGCGGGTGATCCAGTTGGTTCAGTCTTATGTTGTGCCTGCGTATCGGTATGCCTTGAGCGAACTGAGTGGCTCGTCCAACTTCGATACCTGGCTGCGTGACTACATCATCCAGCACGCCGACGAGTCGACGATCACCATGGCCGAGATCAAGCGGTCAGCACGCCGTCAGATCGAGAAGGTCAACGTGTGGCAACAGGATCAGATGATCTATGGGGCCATGTACCCATTGGAGCAGGGCAGGTGGGTCATGCGAATGGATGACGGCACACGGGAGAACCAGCACCACGCTCAGTGGGCTATCAACCCTGCGCTGGCTGTGCAGTTCAAGGATCACCGCAAGGCTGTCATTGATGCCAAGCAGCGCCAGCTCGATGAGATTTACAGGCTGTCCAGAAAAGAAAAACCCCGTGTTCACGGGGCTGAGTTGTTGGATTGATCAAGCCCCGCGAGGGGCTTTTTCACGGCTCATAGTCTAGCCCCAGATCACGGGCGTTCTCTGCTTTCTTGTCCAGGGCTTTTTGAATTTTCAACTGCTTCAGCGCAGCCTGCAACCCAGCAAGCCCACCGACCCGCTGATCATTGATGAAGATCTGGGGCATTTGACGGGCGTCGGGGAACTCCTTCAAGAGGTTCTGCCACCGTGCTCCCAGCTCCACATCTACCTCGACAAAGTCTAGATTGGCCATCTTGAGGGTCATCTTGGCCGCGGTGCAGTTGGGGCAGTTTGATTTTGTATACATTACGATGTTCATGCTTCCCCCTTAATGCCGTGTGCGGCTTCGATGGCTCGGGCAAAATTAATTACATCGTCTGTTGGTCGCATAGGCCACAGGCGTTCAATCTCTTCATCCGTAAGCGGCTTGCGCTGTGGTGGGGTGGCGTCATGCGATGTTTGGTCAAGCATTACTGTTCTAGCCAATGCCTCGCAGGTTGGGCATGGCTTTGGGTCTTTGTAAAGCGCAGTCCATCTGTCAGGATGTCTGTTCAAGTCAGCAGGTCGGTGCGGAACAACAACACCGTCTATCTTTGTGTGCATCCACGCCACAGGCTCATGCTCTGGCTGTGATGATGTTGTAGTTAACCATCCACCAACACCAACAGGAACTCCTATGTCGTCTACATTGACATTTTGGTGTGCTGGAGCGGTGTAGAGAGGTGTTCCAATCGGACAGTTGTGATTGAATGTCCCATCAGCAATTGCCACAGGCTCCTGCTCTGGCTTAGGAAACGCCCTAGCACCGCCTCCACAGATAGGACATTCAATCTCTTGCCATCCCAGTTCTGCAAGTCGCTCTGGCTGTGCCAAGGCTTCTTTGATGGCGGTGATGGCTTTGTCAATTTCGGCATTTGCTTTGTCTGCTCCACAGTTGCACTCATCACCTTCTGATTCATTAGCGCACCCATCTTCATGTTTTGGGCATGAATACCAAGTGTCTTCACAGTAGTGATGTGTTTGCCTGTTGTTTTCCAACGCCTCCAGCGCCAACTTCAATGCTTCTCGTTCTTTAGTCATGCCTCATCCTTTTCAGCCAAAATTACACAAGCACCAACCCATGCCATTGCACAGATCAATGATGTGGGCCAGTAAAGCCATGCGGGTAAAAATTCAACTGCCCCTGAAATAACAAATGGCAAAGTAATAACGTGTAAATACGCTCTTTGTTTTCTAGTCATAGTGGTGAGTCCTCGTAGTTGTCTGGGTTAAATCTAGGCTGCTTTGTGCCCTTGTCGAGCGGGTTAGGGAATGGTGGGAATGGCCACATTATTTGCCTCTCCACTGAGTAATCGGGTTAGTCATGCCGCTGTGCTTTTTGTAAAAGTGGATTAGAAAGTCTACAGTTTGGGCGTAACTCATGTCGATACCTTGATCCTCTTTTATCTTGAGTTTGATGTTGTCAAGGTTGCCGGTGATGGGAATTGTGATTCGTTTCATGGTTTGGGTTTTAAGTTTATTCAAATTTCAAAAAAGCTCCAGATGCCTTATAAGGGGCTTTTTCCCTTAAGAGACTCGGGTGGTGTAAGCGCGGCCAGCACGTCGGGCACCAGCGCCTCGAGGGTCAAAAGCACATCGAGTAGGCGGTGCGCAGCGGCGCTGGGTGCGCGTTGGCCGGCTGTCCACTTGCGCAGGGTGTAGACGGGCACGCCCAGCAGCCCAGCGGCGCGGGTGTCGGTGAGTGCCTGGCGCTCGATCAGGGCCAGCAGGTCGGTTTTGAATTGGGTCATGGGATCCTTGAAATTAGGGTTAAAAAAGCCCCAGCGCGTTTGCTGGGGGTGGGTGAGGGGTAGGCCTGGGCAGTGCGTCAAAGATCCCATGCGGCCGCGATTAGCGCGACGGTGAGGGCGACTAGAACGGCGCTCATGCGGGCGCCCTCAGTCTGGCCTCAGCGCGGCCCTGCTCGATCAGGCGCCGGGCCTCGGCGCGAAAATCCAAGGTTTCCGATTCCAGCATCATGCGCAGCGATTGCGCGGGGATCTGATCCAGCTCGAAGCGGTAGCCGGCGTTTATGTATTCGGATTCGGTGTAGTTCATTCGGGCAGCTCCCATAGATCGATTGTCTGGCCAATGGTGGCCAGTGCCGCTTTGGCCGCAGCTGGGCGGCCGCGTGCTGGGGTTCGGTAGGCGATCTCGTCAAGGGTGGCCACTGCCTGCCCTAGTGCCCGTTGCAGGTCGGCGATCCTGGCAAACTGTCTGGCAGTGCCTGGGAAGCCTTCGGCGTAGGCCAGGCGTTCGGCCTCAGTGGCCGTGAGGTTTTCTAAGTTGATCATTTTCAATTCTCCAGTTTCATCATGATGACCTTGGCCATTTTGCGGCCGTGGGCGGGGTAGGCGATTAAATCGATTGACTTATCCCAGCAGGCGCGGCAACCGCTGCACTTGCCTTCGTGCTCGTATGCACGGCAAAGCGAAACACCTGGGCGCGCCTGGAATGTGGCAGCATCGGGGCCGATCACGGATCCGTGCAGGCCTTCGATGTATTCCCCGGTGACGCTGTCGGCCGAAAACCTGACAGATACGTTGGGCAGTGCTTTCATGCGCTCGAGCACCTGGCGGAATTTGGGGAACTTGTGCATTCTCGTGGGCAGCCAGTGCATGACCCAGGGGGTACGCTGCATGACCTCGAGCACCTTCTCAGCCAGGCCCAGCGAATAAAGATCCCCAGAATCCAGCCAGCGAAAATATCGATCCCGGCTCAGCTCGGCAACCATATTGTCGGCCCATTCGATGCGCTGCCAGTCGCCTCGATTGTGTTCGCGTGGTGCTTTGACGTTAGCGAAAACATAATTGCCCGTCGTGGCATAACAGCCCTTGCAGGCGTCAACCAACACGCCGGGGGAATCAATTGATCCTGGGCAGGTGTCCAGGGCTTGAAGAGACCAGGATCGGATCCCGTCTAATTTTGAGGTTACGCTGATGCGTGGCCAGGCGCTCATTGTGCACCCCCTTCCAGTGCTTCGCGCAGCTGGGCGCGCCTGGCCGCGGTGCGGATCTCGCGCTCCATGTCGGCCAGCGCCCGGGCGTCGTCTTCGGTGTAGTCGGCGTAATCTTGGTCGGTGTTTTCGTAGTTCATGATCATGACCCCTTACGAGCGGATACGCGCACAGTGTAGTACGCGGCGCCGGTTGACGTGTGCGCAGTGATCAGTTGGCGCGATGGTGCAAAGTGCTCAGCGATGGATCTCCAATCGATCACGTCACGGCCTGGGCAGTAGCTCACGGCGGCGCGATGCAGCTGGCCTTCAATGGCCGCCTGGCCAGCGTCAATCAATGCGGCCTTGAGTGCGTCCTCTTCAGCTTTCAAGTTGGCCAGCTGGGCTTTGATCAGTGCGAGACGGTCAACGGCTGCGGCGAGCAGTACGGGGTTTTCGTTTTTCATTACGCGGCCCTTTCAATGGCAGCACGGGCGAGCTTCACGGCGTGAACGATCTCGCCGGTTTTCTCAAGATCCGGGCAGTGCTCAAGCATGGCCAGCAGGGCGGCGAGTAGATCAGGGGCTGCGGCCATCAGGCGAGCATTGTGCAGGGCGTCGGCGCTCGTGCCTCGCTTGTCTCCCTTGACTTTGGCCAAGGGCGCGAAACCCCCAGATTGTGCGGTGATGTTGAATTCTCCACTTCGGATAGCAGGCCGAGCAAACCAGGGGCCAGGGGTGAATTTTAGTTTCATGGGGTGATTCTCCAATTACAGGTTACGGGTTACAGGGAAAACAAAACGACAAGGATCAGGCCCAGCGCAGCCACTACAGCGGCTGCAGCGGCGATGATCACGCCGTCGCTGGGTTCGGCTACGGGAGCTGGGTTCAATTCGATGTAAGTCAATGAATGCTTATTCATGGCTCAGGCTCCCACTGTTGCGCGTTCAGCAGTGGCCAGCTCGGCCAGTGCGCGATCGATGACGGCTTGCAAGGCTTCAAGGGTTGACGCGCCGCGTGCTTCGCGTTCAATGGTGCTCAGTGCGAGCTTGCGAGCTTTGGCGATCTCGTTGGCGCGGTGCAGTGCGATTAGTGTGGCTGGGTTGTTCAGGTTCATGATAGTTTGTCCTTACGGGTTACAGTTACAAACCGATTTTGTGTCGGTGATGCAATCATAACACAGAATGACCCACTGGGTTCAAGTAGTCACGAATAAATTGTTCTAGGTGCTTTCCCTACCCAATGGGTGCTGCTGGATCTGTGCGTCAATTGTGACTTACAGAGGGTAGAGGAAAACGGAGATTCCAAAATAAATGACCCAGTGGGAAAATGCTAATCCTCCCCCTCGCCTGCGCGATGTCACAAGTGACGCACTCGCCTGCGGTTTCCGTGATCCCATGACCCAGCGGGTTGCATCATGACCCAGCGGGTCAGTGCTCAATTGGCCCAGCGGGTGACTGACCCAGCGGGTGCATTTGACCCAGCGGGTGACTGACCCAGCGGGTACATTTGGTGCGTGATCATGGCCACAATGGCCCATGGCCGCCGTGATCCATGGCTGGGATCAATGCGGCGTTGTGTCATGGTGCAGTGCAGCATGGGTGCATGGCATGGAAATTGCCCATGGATCCGAGGCCCCCGGGTAGGGCCGGCGACTAAGGGCCTGCGGCTGCGGTGGCCCCGCGAACAATTTTTTATTTTTTCAAAGAACCCTGTATTCACTTACCCACTGGGTTCATCTCCCCATTTGACACAACAGATACTTCTGATACCATTGCTAGCACTATGGACGCATTGAACCCCAATCCTGTAGGCGCAGATGTCACACTGACCAGCGATAACAAAGAGCACCAACTCGAATTACCAGACTGGCTAGACCCTGCGCCTCGCACCCTTGCCAAATCACCCCCTGAGGTGAAAGCCCTCGCATTGGCTCAGTATGAGCACATCTTCATGCGAGTCATCGAATCCATTGCGCACGGCCAGTCGCTGTCCCAGATCCTTCGGGATGATCAGCGGGACATTGACTACAACGACTTTTATCGTTGGATCAAGCGTGACCCCCAGAGGAACCAGTTGTTCACCGAAGCGCAGGAGATGCGCACGGAGTTCATGGCGGGCGAGATCATTGAGATCGCCGACGCCGATGACTCCTTGGAGGACGTGCAACGGTCAAGACTCAAGATCGACACTCGCAAGTGGCTCATGGGTGCGCACAATCGCAAGAAGTACGGTGAGACTAAAACCGTCGAGCTGGGCGGCTCGATCAGTATTACCGATGCACTGGCTAATGCTCGGGCGAGGATCGTGGAAGCTGAGGTGATTGACGTGGAGATCAAGGACTGATGCAATTAAATCAAGGAAAACTTGCCCAAGGTCTTGTGGATGAACTTTTAGAAATAATCCATAAATACGATGAAACGCTTTATATGTCCACAGCTATCGGCTGTTTGGAACTTGTGAAGCAGCAGTTGATTAACGATTGT